TTCGCCATTTCTTCTAATGCCGAGTATTCCATAACTTGAATATCGAGGAACATTAAATCGCTTTCCTCTTTGCTCAAGCCTAACTTATCAATCATGGCGAACAGTACCAAATAATTCATTCCTGTTCGCCCGTTCATTCCGATATTCCACTGCGTTTGCATTCCTGAGAAAAGCAACCAGGTATTCCAGTTTTCAGGCCATACCTCAATCGGATCAGTTTCGTAATCCGCAGCGGTAAAGCCTTCCGCTATCTCTGGTGCAGGCTCATAGAACGCAGCCGCAGCTATTTTAAGTTTCCCAGCTTCCCTTCTGTGCAAGCCTTATTATAAGCCGCCATGAGCGCAACCGATGCCGCTGGAAGCTCATTTGCCAAGGATTGTAATGATTCACGATTCAATGGCGCATCAATACCTTCCCAAGCTTCCAAAGCTTCCATTAAGTGATCTGCATTTTTGTCTTTTGTCTTATTGAATAAAACTTCAAAGTCGATATTGCCATCACTTGGCGGTTCTTCTCCAGCTTCGGAAAAAATCTTATTTAAGAACTCGCCGAACTGTGTTTTTGTGCGGTATTTAAAAGTCGCCTGAATTGTCCCTTCCATACCTTCTGGCATGGTAAAAGTAACAGGAAATGCAGCAAACGTTTTAGGTGTTTTACCAAGGATAATTTTAGTCATGATATTTTCTTTCGCGTGGTTTATTGCCTGTGCTTGGCTTGCGCTCCCCGCGAAAGGAAGACACAAGCCAAGTCAGTGCAAAGTTATGTCACAAGGACAAATTAAGAAGCGTAACGTGTCAAACGATTGTTACCATTAAATGATACATTAACGCGGTTGATCTGACCATCTTGCATACGAATAGCTTCATTCAAAGCCACTGTACAAGGTTGGAAAATCAAAGCGCCATTACGGGTAACGATTTTCAGCGATGTATCTGTCTGAACTTCGGTCAATGTTTTGAGCGCAGTGTAACCAGCAGAACCAATCGAATCAGCGTCTAATTCCAATGTGTAAGAAGTCGCAGTAAATCCGTCATTGATTGAATATTCAACGTCAGATTCAATGAACTTATATGTCACTGTCTTAGGATCGCCGCCCGTTGATTGCGGATTCATTGTAGTAGTGATCTGCGTGAACGCTGTGATCTTACGAACAGAACCCAAACCAGTGCCAACAGGGTAGAACGAAGTTGAAGATGTGTCAGCACCTTCCAATACAAACGTGTCTGTAGTAACCGATTTGATACGGAAATTACGACGATTCAAACGACCCCATCCAGAGGTAACTTCTACGATGTCGCCATTCGTATAGCCGTGAGTTGTTACAGTGACGACCGCTTCACTAGCATTAGTGACGACAGTCGTTGTTTTGCTTGCTGCGAAAGCTGACGCAATAAAAAACGTGCTTCCGGTTGGTACTTGAGCCATGATATGGTTCCTTTCTATTAAATGCCCACAAAGGCGAATGAACTACATTAAAGCCCTTGCGGGCACATCTTTCGATGTTCTTGCAGGTCAGCGAACCGACCAAATACTAAAATCCTGAATACTTCCGTACACTAGCGAATCATGATCGTAATCCGCGCGCGCTGCGCTTTCTGGTTGCGCTTGAAATACCGATGTACCGACTAGCAAAGTTTCAATCTGCTTAGACAATGCTTTTACGCTTGCGCGAGTATCGCCCCAAACATTTATCTGAAACCTCGCATTATCATGATCTGCCATTACGCCTTCAGTGAATACAACTACCTCACCGCCAATTTGCTGATACGTGATATACGGTCTAGTCGTACTCACCGGAGCAAAATCAGGGAATACCCGATTGCTTACCAGCGTTTTCAACAGATTAAATAAATCAGCTTCGACAGTCATTTGATATTCAACCGTTTAAAAAATTCTGTTTTAATTGCTTCTTGTGCCGCGCCTGATTTATCCAAAGCACCGCGAAGAAACGACTTGCCCATCCATTGCACCGAACCGCCCGGTCTTAAAACATAGTACGCATCTTTCTCAGCTTGTGACGCTCTACGACTTGGCTTTTTCGTTCCGCGCTTATCCGGTCTAACCGCTGTGTGCCACTTGCCATCTTTCCCAACATACGACGAATACCGCTGAATATGACCGAACTCAAGAAGCTGCCCATGTGGTGCAGTTTTCTTGTTCCACGAAATGCCGTAAATCTTTTTTAAATCTGTGCTTTCTTTAGTGTCATAAGCTTGATAAATCGCTTTACGCAAATTTCCAGACTTCACGCCGATACTATTTACATTGACCTTAACTTGATCGTAAATCACTTGCGCACCCGCTTGTGCCGCTGGTCTAATCGCGTCCTCGATGCCTTCGCCTAAATCCTTAATCAAGGCATTAAACTCTGACATATCCAAATTCATCGAGATCATCGAACCACCTCGCAAGCTAAATCTACATGTTCTCTTTTTGCCTCATCGGGCAATACAGCCAAAATTCGATACGTGATGCCGTTATAAACCACCTGCATCGCGTTTGTTATGTCTTCGCGGTATCTAATCCGGATTGAAGCCTTCGCCACGCTAGTAGGGGAATCGCCCTTCATCGTTTCAACGCCATTCATAAACCGGATATGCGCCCAAGGACTAGCAAAAGTCGTCCATGTATTCAATGGCTGACCTAAATCATCTTGAGTCGTTGACTGCGATTGAATTGCAATCTTTCGGTTTAACTTCCCAACGTTCATACTACTGTCACCGTAAATTCATCTAGCAAACGATCTGCCAATCCTAAAGAGTAAGTCTGCTTATCTGTAACGCTTGCGCGATTCTCGTACAGTGCCGTTACGCACAACTTAATCCAAGTAATAATCGGAGCTTCCACCGATGCCGCCAATACATAACCAGTTGTAAAAGTCACTTGCACACACTCAGGCTGCGATCTAAATAACGGCCATTCTTGACCATACGCCAACGTTACATAAGGCTCATACTCGCTACCTAAAACGGCTTGATATACGCTAGGGTCTAATGTCGTCAATACCCCATCAGTATTGATGTACTTCACATGCGTCACAGCAGAAACAACAGGCTTTTTCAATACTAAATCTTCAAATGAATCCGTCTTTAACTGCCAGTGCTGGAGCATAATTGCGCGACCCATCATATGTTCCGCGCTGCGCGTAGCCGTATCAATCAAAGCCTGTATAAGCACATCTTCATCGCTATGATCTACGCGAAGATGCAACTTCATATCAGCCAATGACACAGGACTATCAGTCGGTGCAGTTATAAGACGTAAGCTCATTATTTGTTCTCTTTTGCGTATGCAACCGCGCTAGGATGCGAATCAATCGCGCCCATTTCCTCACCTGTCTTTACGTCATTCTCGGATAACGTCACTACGTCACCAACATTCCCGAAATGACTGTCACGAAGACATACCGCTTCGATCATTCCGTCATTTTGTTTTTTCGTTGCCATTTTTCGCCCTTTCAAATAAGGGAGCCGAAGCCCCCTTATTGCTCATTAGGTAGCCGAGTTCAAATACAATTTTACTGCGCCAGTATCTAACAAGTTAGAACCTGTACGAGTCCAGCCGCAGAAACCAACCTGACCATTCAACGCAAACGCTGAGTCATCGAAACGACGCATTGTCGTAGAGTTAGCCACATCACGAATCACAAATTGAGAGAAGTCACCAAACGCAATAGATTTTGCATTTGCCGCCATCGCTGCAACGTCATCATTTACGGTGTACTGATAACCGCAGATCGTAGCAGGAGCGCCATTTGTGATAGATTCAGGATCGCCAGGTGTCCAAATCGGACGGCCTGTTGTGTCTTTCATCTTGCGCAAAACCGCCAAAGTCGTATCACGGAACATGAAACGAGCATTGCCACGATACGCACTATTGACAGAGTGAATCAAGTCAATCAAATCATCGTAAATCACTGTCAAAGTTTGACCAGTTGTGCCAGTCTTACCAGTAGCAGCGCGAGCCATCACGCCGAAAGGCTGAGAAGAACCAGTGCCGACTGTGTAATGCGTATTTGTGATACGACCCAAACGCTGAGCCAAGCGATTTACCACAAACTGAATTACATCAATTGCTGAATCTTGAATCAACTCAACAGGCAACGCGATTTTCTTGGAGCTGTACTTATACGGATTCACCGCAACAGTACCAAACGTGATGTCAGCACCAGTAGCCGCTGCATTTTCCGCTACGATCTCACCGACTTCCGATGTGCCGTCAGACGTTGGATAGTTAAGAGAATTACCGCCAGCAGTTGAGATAACTTGAGCCACTTGACGCATACCACCAAACGCCTTCATTGCGTCCACAACCATCGCAGCGATCTCAGCAGGTACAGTGTAACCACCTTCAGCCGCTGTAGTCGTTGACATAGCATTGC